TTTTTTTATTCAAATGTTTATAGTTCTCCCTACTACTTAGTGTTATAATGTATTTTCTGCAGGTAGGTTTTTTAAGCGATGGTATTTTTTTCTATTTTAATTAAATAACTTTCTATCAAACCAATAAAATTCGTTTTCTTTATCCACTTCTACTTTTTCTTTGTTTTCTTTCTTTGTGTTTTTTGCTTCTTTAATGTTTTTTAGGTCTTTATCAATTAAAATATCTTTATCTTTTCGTAAATCGTCTAAAAATATATTGCGCATCATCTTATATATAAACGCTTTATTTAAAGAATCGTTATATAGAATATCACTAATTTTTACTTTTTTACTATCAATTTTACTATGTAAAGCAATATAAAAGTCGTGTAATAAATCTTTTGCTAGTATTTTACTATTACTACTTATTTCCTCAGCCATACTTAGCCAAGTTTTTTCATCTCTTACCAAGATGTGTAATATATTATTTACTTCTGTACTCATCTAATTCAAGAAGTATATTTACAAAATCATCGTATTTTAAAGCAATGTAATCATCTTCAAAGTTTTTAGTAAATACTACAACTGGAGTTTTTAATGTTCCTCTTGCATCTCCTTTGCTTTGTTCTAATGCTTTCCAGATATTTAATTTCTCTTGGTTTTTACATTCCCAGCTATATTCAGATAGTATTCCGCTGGTTGTCATAATATCTCCCTTTATACTCAGCCCTCCTGAATTTGGTGTTCTTCTTATATTAGTATCAAATTTCTTAGCTAAATCTTTAGCAATTTTTAATTCGAATCTTTTACCCTTTTGATTTGCGTTTAAACTCATATCTTTTGAAAATGTTTTCTTATTATTGCTCCAAGCTCTGTATCATTAGAATATATTCTACACAACAAAGCAATGTTGTACTCAATAGGAGAATCATCACTACGATAGTGTGAGTCCTTTGTTTGTCTGTATTCATTTAATGTTCTCTTTTTACTTTTCAAAATATCTTTTTATTATTACAACAATTAAAGCACCAGAGATAAAACTGGTTATGTGTGATGTGATTAACATTAATAATATAGTTTTCATTTCTTAAATGTATTAAATTTTTTCTTTAGTTCTGCAGTTTCTTTGTATGCTTTTACATTTTGCATTGTTAATAATGTTTGTTTGTTTTTCATTTCATCAATCATTAATCTAAGCTCTAACATGCATTTTAAGCTATCTTGCAGCGTTTCTACCGCTTCCAATTTGCTTTGTGTAACATTACCACTCTTTAAACCTTCTTGTGCTTTTAAAAGTAATATTTCTAATTTGTTCTTTGTAATTGTATAATCTAAATCTGTCATTGTTTTAAATCTTCTGAGTAAAGTAATTCATCACCAAGCTGTTTATCTAATGTTTTTATAGTTCTATATATTTCTATACTTCTTTTTTTAACTTCTTCTTTTTCAGCTTTAGTTGAATCAGTTCCAAGGTGTGCATATAATGAACAATCTATTCTTAGTAGTTCATCTATTTTTTGTTTAGTTGTCCAGCTTGTAAACTGCATAAACTTTTCTATGTCTGTGTATTTATATCTCATTGTTTTTGTTTTAGTACATTGTTTCCACCAATTGTAAAACCTAATCCACCGTTGTAATCAAAACATAGTGGCTTATCAAGTGTTGGTGTTCCACCTGTTTCCTTGTCTTTAATTTTTTCTACTCTTACTTGTGTCATCATCCAGCTTTCAGGCGAATTAATAAATCTATGTATTGAAAGAAAAGAATCGCAACGATTTGCAAATACTTGGCCACCCTCAACATCTGATTTTCTTGGTGGTTGTATATACCCAGCATATTCGTGATTTGGAGGAAATACTCTTCTTGCTGATTCAGTCATTGGGTGAGTCATCATATAAATTGATTTACCAGTAGTATTGCAAAAGTCTCTTATGTCATTGCAAATTAAATAGTTACGCTCGTATTGATTAATGCGCCTGTCGTGGTTTAACCCTGTAAAAGGGTCAATAGCACAAGCATCACAATTACTTTCTTTAAATATCTTTAATAAATCTTTATGGTTGTACATTTTTTTATTACTAATAAAAGTAAACCACTCTGAAATTTTATTATTGTATTTATCTATTTGAGGTTTTGTTAATTCGCTTAATTTACATTGCGCATACATTTGAATTAAATCTCTTGTCAATTGTCCAGAACTATTTTCTCCTGACCAAATACACCATTTAACATTGTGTTTTATACTTAAGCATAAAAAATACCATAACATAAAATTTGTTTTACCTACATTATCAAGTCCAACAATAACAGTAAAGCTACCACGCTTATGAACATACCAATTGTCCATTTCGTTTTCAATACCTAAACCACGTTTAATTTTACCTTCTTTAAAAGCGTATAAGTATTTTAAGTTATCTTTTTTATCAACTATCATCTTATAAAATTTGTAGTTAAATAAGGGTCATTATTATCTTTTTTTATATTATCTTTTCTTAATGCTTTAGCCCTGCTTAAGCCCCCCTTCTTACCGTTGCTTACATTTCGCTTGTGTTCTACTAAGCGTTGTTGGTGCTGTTCATCTAACCATTTAATACTAATAGATTCATTTTCTATTTTAAATAGCTCAGCATCAACTAATATACTCCATTGTTTAGGTATTAATGCTTTTATTTGTTTTCTTGTAACATTACATTCTTTGCTCCAGTAATAGCAGCAAACTTTCATAAATGCTCCTTGTACATCTAAATCCATAAATGATATTGAACCTGTTATCCATTGATTTGGAAAAAATTTAAAGTATGGTAATTCTTTCATAATTCAAGTTTATTTTGTTTTAAATCTTTTTTCCATATAAAACAATTATTATATTTAAAACTTGCTTTAATATTTAATTTTATATAATCTTTATTATATACATCTTCAACATACGCAATTTTTTCTTTAATATTAAGTTGTATTAAAATATAATAATCGGCGTTTAAATGTTCATTTAATTTATCTATTAAACAATTAAAAGTATAAGTTTTTTCAGATGTTGTTTTCACTTGATAAGTATAACCTTTCCAATCAGCAAAATCTATTTGATTATATTCTCGGTCTTGTAATTGTTTATGTAAATCTTCATTTTCAAAGTTTCTTTTATACCATATTTCAAATATATCTTCACCTATTTTACCTATAGATTGATTTAATAAATTATCTGGTATTATTATTTTTGATTTATAGTTTCTCATAATATATATTTTTGTTTAATTGTTTTTTACAAAAGAACCATTTACCATATGCCCTTTTCTTTTATTAATTACATTATAAGCAGTATTAATACAATCCTCTATTGTGCAGTTATTAAAGTATGCAATACTTGTTAAAACAACTACGCAATCACCGATAGCATCAATTATTTCATTATTATCATTATTAATTATTGCTTTAGCTAATTCTCCGGCTTCTTCTTGTAATTTAACATATTGTGTTTTAATATCGCCTTTTTGATATATTCCTTTTTTATTAGCCCATTGTCTAATTGTTTTAAATTCATTATTTAATTTCATAATACTAATTTTGATTTTATATATTTATTGTGTTTATAATTTTCAAGCGTATAATTATTATAATCGCCTTTAAGTTTAGGTAAAACATAATTTACATTATTATAATATTCTTTAACATTTTGTTTATGACATTCATAAACATGAGCATCAGCTATATTAATACCTAAAATATTTTCTTGTAAATTACATTGTAAAGAAATTGTTTTTAATAATAATGCTGCAAATATTATATCATAAGGTAAACCTAAAAACAAATCTGAACTTCTAAAGCTAATACTCATATTTAATTTATTATTTACTCTTACAAAATTCATTTGCGTATAACAACAAGGAAGAGCTTGCTCTTTTAAATCTGTTGGATTCCATAAAGTTATTAAAGCTCTCCTTGAATTATTTTTTATTTCATTAATAACATATTTAATTTGGTCAAATGAATTATTAAATTTTCTTAATTGATAACCGTATATTTTGCCAAGTTTATTATTAATTGCAAAATCATTCCACCAATTAATATTATTATCTTGTAAATATTTTAAATCTGTACGACCTTCATAAATCCATTTAAATTCAGCTAAAGCTTTATTAAAAAATATTTTTTTACCAGTTACTATAGGAAAACCTTTTTGTAAATTAATGTTAAAAGATTGATTAAATAACTTATATGTTTTTTCATTTGTTCTATTATTACACAACTCTCCATTTATTAAACATTCCATTAATAATTGTTTATAATTTAATTCAAATAAATTATTATCCATTTTGATTCGTATTTAGTTTGTAATTATTTAAAGAACCTATATAAGCAACTGCGTCAAGTAAATTATCTTCTTTGTATTTGTTTGACTGTCTTGATAACTTTAATGCTATTAACACATTATAAGCATCTTCTGTTGTTATTTCCTTAGAACTCATCTCTGACGCAATACGAGCTGTTTTAGCCATACACTCTATAAAGTTTCCATATTGTCTTTCTTTTTCTTCAGACCGTTCGTTAACTATTTCATTTGCTTTCTTAAGTATGTTCATAATATGCTTTATTTTTTTGTTCGTATTTGTAATATGCTAATAACTCATCTTCATTAAGTGATTCTTCTGTATATAATTTATCAAAAGTAGAGGACACCTTTTTTATGTCCTCTTGCTTTTTTTTTGGTTGTATATAATCAATATACTTAAAATCTTTCTTTTGGATTTTAAATGCCTGTACCAATGATATATAAGTTATTTTATACTTCTTTGCTATCTCAGGCATCGTTTGTCCGTTCATCAACATATTTTGTATATCCAACGAACTCAAACCCAA